CACGGCAGCGTCGCGCATCGGGCCGCCGCGCTTGCCCAGCGCCGGGAACAGCCAGCCGCTGGCATCAGGCCGCAGGCTGTCCAGGATGGCCGCAGCCTCCTCGCACACCGGCACGAGGTGCGGCAGGCCGTTCTTGGTGCGGGGCCACCACAGCAGGCGCTCTTTGCTTTTCCACTGCTCGGCCCGGAGCTCGACGATCTCGCGCACCCGCTGGCCGCTGAGCGCCAGCAGCGCGACGGCCTTGTGCGACCGGCTGCGGCCGGTGCGGGCCCACGTCAGCAGCTGCACCAGCTCGGCCTCGTCCAGGTAGCGCGTGCCCACGCCCTCGGCGTTGGTGTCGCGCGGCACAGCCTCGACCGGGTTGGCCTTGATGCCCCAGTCCATGGGCGCCGCGGCCCGGTAGTCGTGGGTGGCCTGCATGCCCCAGCGGAAAGCCGCGCCCAGGTACATGCGATGCTTGTCGGCCTGCACGCGGGCGCCGCGCTCGTAGATGGGGCGGATTGCCGCAGAGATGTCGGCGGGCGTGATGTCGCGCGCCAGCCGGCTGCGGCCGATCTTGCCGCCGGCCAGCTCCAGGATCCGGGCCACCTGCTCGGCGCTGGGCTTGCCGGCGGCGCGCAGGCTGTCGACGTAGCCGTCCAGCATGGCGCCCAGCGTGGCGGTCTTCTCGACCGGCCTGTCGCTGCCGGCGGCGCCGAACTTGCGCCGGGCCTCGGCGATGCTGACGGCCGGGTAGGTGCCCAGCTTTTGCATGCGGCGGCGGCCGTCGACCGTGCGCTGGGCGTACCACTCGACCAGGCCGGGGCGGATCATGCACAGCAGGCGGCCAGCGCCTCGCGGGCCCGGGTCGGTCAGCCTGGCCTCTGTTTTTTCGCCCTTCTCGACCCGGCGGCGCTCTGCCGCGATGGCTGCGTCGGTGATCATCTTGCCGGCCATGGTGCCCTCCTGCGTGCTGGCGGTTCGCTGGCTGTAGCGCGTCCGCTGCTGGCTGTAAAGGGTTGGCGGGCGCCTCGGGCGATTCGGCCGCACAGGGTGGTAAACCGCTGCACTGTCAGGGGAAATGGCTTGCCCGGTCTGGTGAGCGTTTTGCAGGTTCGAGCCCTGCTCGGGGAGCCAAATTCCACCAGCCCAAGCGCTTGAGATTGCACGCGAATTCCGGGGCGCCTCCGTGGCGCTGCTGGCGGTTCTGCTGGCGCCAAGAAAAAACCCCGCCAGGCGAGCCGGGCGGGGCAAGTCGGGAGGAACCCCCGACGACCAAGGACACAGCCCTATTCTAGGGCTCGGCCATCCTCACGGCGTCGTAGCTGCGCTCGCAGGCGGCGCCGGCTGTCCTGGCGGCGTCAGCATGCCTAGCAATTCCGTCCGCAGCCTCGTCAAGCCTGCGCTGCACGAGGGCGAGCAAATCGGCGGTGGCGTCGGCTGGCGGGCCTGCGCTGGTAGCGGCGGCAGGGCCGGCGGCTGGACGACCGGCGGCGGTGAGGGCGGCGATACGGTCGCGCAGCCGCTGGCCAGCAGCATCAGCGGCAGCAGCATCAGCGCGGGCGCGCTCCATGGCTTGGGTGGCTTCATCGGCGGCTTTCTGCACCTCGGCGGTGCGTCGTTGTTCCTCGGCTCGGGCCGAGGCTTCGGCCAGGCGCGCGGCTTCGAACATGTCGCGCAGCTGCTCGGCGTGCTTGGCCTTGGTGTCGGCGTGGGCGCGCTGCTCGGCGCCCAGGCGCAGGGTCTGCATGGTCAGGGCGGCCAGCAGGAGGCCGAAGCCGGCGACGATGGCGTAGATCTTCATGGCTTGGCGACCCGCAGGCCGTGCTTGACGATGAACTCGCGCACCACGACCTCGCAGAGCTGGCCGCAGCCCAGGCGGGCCAGCAGCGTGACATAGACCGGCACCCAGGGCTCCACGCGAACGGTGAGCGTAATGCGCCCGGCTGCCATGCCTACCCCAGCGCCTTGCCGGCCGCGTCGGCAAGCTGGGCGCGGTGTTCGAGTCCGACCGTGCCGCCGTTCACGCGGCGGGTGATGCGGCGCACGTCGCCCATCACGCCGTCCGGCACGTTGCCCTCCCACCAGGCCACGGCCGAGCGCAGCGCGATGCGGGGTTGCAGCAGCATGTCGGGCTGCTCGACCAGCGGCAGGCGCAGGACAGCGGCCAGCGCGGTGTAGTTGTCCCGGCCCGTCACCTGGATCAGCCCGCGGCCGCGGTACCGCCAGCCGTCACCCGAGGACTCGTCGCCGTTGCCCATCCGGCCCGCATAGACGCGGTTCGCCAGGGCCTGCGGGTTTCGCGCGTAGGGCACGGCGCTGGCCGCGGTCGGGAACCGGGTCGGCCAGACCTCCATCATGCGGCCGGCCGAGTAGGACAGGCCCTCCTCGATGCGCGTCAGCATTGCCGACTCGTGCAGCACCTGGCCGAGGAAGTCGTCGATCTCGGCGGTGCCGAGACTGAAGCGCTCGGGCGCCGCCTCCTCGCGGAAGACCGACGCCCAGGCCTGGGCCGTCATGGTAGAAAGGCCGCAGCGCACGAGGATGGTGAACCAGTCCATGGCGCGATTCTGCCACCAGCGGCGCGGCGCCGGGAAGCCGTGAAGGGTTAGCACATGCTCGACGTTCAGACCGATGTCCTCGCCGCCCTGGCGAAGCTGCAGACCATCACCGAGGCCCGGCAGTTCCGGTTCGCGGTGGCGAAGGCGCTGACGAAGACGGCCGTCGAAGTGCAGGCCGAGGTGCGCAAGAACATGCCGTCGCGCTTCACCATCCGGCGACCGTGGACCCTGCAGGGCATCCGCATCGTGCCAGCCACGAAGGAGAGCCTGACGGCCTCGGTCTACAGCCGCGACAAGTTCATGGCGCTGCAGGAGACCGGCGGCACGAAGAACCCGCTGGGGAACTTCATCGCCATCCCGACGCGCGCCGTGCGCCGCACGAAGCGGGACTCGATCAGGCTGAGCGATCGACCGAAGGCGCTGGGCGACAAGGCCCACGTGGTCGACGTGAACGGCGACAAGTACCTGGCGCTGAAGAAGCCGCGGCGGGGCAAGAACGGCAACGAACTGCGCCTGCTCTACCTGCTGGTGCCGCGCGCCCAGCTTGAGGAACGGCTGGGCCTGAACAAGGACGGCCAGCGCGTGGCGCGGGCCCGGTTCGTGGAGAACCTACGGGTGGCCCTCGCCGCCGCCGTGGCCACCGCTCGCTGACAGGTGCCTGCGCAGGTCGGGCGCTGCCAGTGCCAGCGCGGAGCCGAGCCCCGCCATCAGCGCGGCGCTGGCCGTAGCCGCGTCGTGCTGCAGCAGCTGCAGGCCCATGGCGCCCCAGCCAAGGCCGCCGACGATGAAGCCCAGCTTGCCGACGAAGCCGTCATTGAAGCGGGTGGAGAGGACGGCCGCCATCATGGCGACGGCCACCAGGGCGCACAGCAGCGCCAGCAGCATAGTCATGGGTCACTCCTTCCGAGCGGGAAGCCAGGATTCAACCATGCGCCGCATGCTGCCATCCCTCACCCATTCGAGGGCGGCCGCAGCGAGCGACATCCCTAGAAGCCCCACCAGGAAGGCCGCGCCGCTCGCGTAGTGCGGCGCCTCCAGGCCCAGCCAGTGGACCAGGGCCGGCGACAGGAAGCCGGCCATGACGGACCCCGCCAGGACGTTGATCAGGCGCTCCCACCAGGCGGCGCCCGGCGTGAACTTGAGTGCCGTCACCAGCGCGCCGAGCGCGCCCACGAAAAACGGGTTGCCGGCGATCTTCTCGGTGTCGATGTCCATGCGCGGATCTCAGAACTGGGTGCGGTAGAAGGCGGCCACCTGGCCGCGGGGACCGACAGCCAGGGCCCAGCGTGCGCCGTAGGCCCCGGCCGCGGCGCCGGCGGCGGTGACGGCGAAGTCCTGCACGCTGCAGGTGTGCCGCTCGGGGCGGTCGCGGTCGTAGACCTCTTTCAGGGCGCCAGCAGCCACGCCAGCAGCGAAGCCGGCCCAGGCGTTGCGCTGCTGCAGGGTGACGGCTGCAGCGATGCCGGCGCCGGCCGCGAAGTGCATGGCCTTGTCCGGACCGCGCCAGGCGTCGCGCGCCGTGCAGGCTGCGGCCACCGGGGCGGCAGCCAGAGCCAGCGCCGCGGCCAGCGCCATGGTCAGGCGGGCTCTCACGCCGCCTCCAGGGCCGCCACGCGTGCCGTCAGGGCCTCGATGGCGGCGGCCTGCTGCTTGACCACGGCCAGCAGCAGCACGGCCACGCGGTCGTACTGCACGCCGTCAGGCACCAGCGGGCCGTCCTCCTCCAGCGTGGTGTAGTGCACGAGACGCGGCGCGACCTCGGCCACCTCCTCGGCGATCAGGCCCACCCAGTCGATGCTCTGGTCGTCGGCCTCGGCGTTCGACTTGTAGACCACCGGCCGCAGCTCCATCACGGCGTCCAGGTAGGAGGCCGGCAGGTCGCGGACATCGGTCTTGTAGCGCAGGCTCGACGTGCTGCGCAGCAGCTGGTTCGCCGGGCTGCTGCCGCTGTTCAGGAAGGCGTTCGCCGCGCTGGCCGTGGTGCCGATCGACGGGAAGAAGACACTGCCGCCGCCGTTGATGCGCACGGCTTCGGCGCTCGTGTTGTCCACGATGGAGAAGGCGCCCGTGGTGGCGACGTTGCGCAGCGTCCAGGAGCCGATGCCCGATTGCGCCAGCACGATGTTCACCGCCGTACCGGATGCCTGCTCGGCCTGAATGTTGCCGCTGACGGTAAGTCGCTCGGGTGGTGCGCTCGTGCCGATGCCGACATTCCGCGACGAGTAGATGCCCAGGCACTGAGTGCCGCCGGTGTCTGCGATGGCGAAGTGGCCCGAAGTGGCAACGTTGCGCAGCGTCCAGATGGCGATGCCAGACTGCACCAGGTTCAGGTTCACCGAGGTGTTCGTCGGCTGCTCGACCTGGGCGTTCCCTGTCACGGTCAGCTTCTGGCTCGGCGAGCTGTTGCCGATGCCGACATTCCCCGATGCCCCGTAGATCGAACCGAATGGGTTGAGCGGCACGTCGCCGTCGCTGCTGCCGCCCAGCACCGACCGCAGCACCTGCAGGTCGTTCGTCAGCTTGGTGATGTCCGCGGCCGGGCTGGTGGTCGCGGGGTTGATCGTGCTGCTCTGCCAGGCCATGCCGGCTCCTTCAGGTCTTGATGATGTAGTTCGCCACCAGCGTGGGCTGCACGTTGTTGTGCGCGCTGCCGCCGCCGGTGGAGTCGGTGGCCACTACAGCCTGGCTCGGGGTGTTGCTCGAAGCGCGGTTGATCGAGCCCGCCGAGTGCGTGATGGCAGGCATGGCCTGCGGCACCGGGTGGGTGTGCGCGGGCATCTCGGTGATGCTGAGGGTGTGGGTCTGCGCGCCGCCTGCCGCGCCCAGCGTGGCGCCGTTGACACCCGAGCCGCCGGTGGTGAGACGGCTCGCCGCCGTGCCGCCCATGTCGTCCTTCCCGGCAGGCACGCGGCCGCGCATGTCGGGGAGGTTGAAGGTCGTGGTGCCGTTGCCGGCGCCGTAGGCCGTGCCGATGGCCGTGAACAGGTCTGCGTAGGTGGTGCGGCTAACGGCGGCGCCGTCGCACAGCAGGTAGCCGGACGGCGCCGTCGCGCCCGCGTAGGGCAAAAACACGCCAGGCGGCAGACTCACAGGGAGTTGCGCCGCCGGCACTTTGCCGCCGCTGTCCAGCGCCGCGATGCCATCTGCCGCGCCACGGCTGGCCGCGATGTCATTCACGGCCTGCACCGCCGCCAGAAGCGCCGGACGCGCCAGGCCCGGCGAGTCGGTGCCCGCATCCAGGTTCGCAGTCGGAATGCCACCAGCTGGCCAAGCCATCAGTACCTTTCGCCGTGCCCGAAGGCATCCACGTCAACCACGCCCGCCTTTGGAGAGCCGGCGCTGTCGAAGACCCGCAGCGTCACGCTCGTCTCGGACTTCCCAGTCACCGTGAAGCGGTCGCCGCTGGCGGCCGATTGTAGAGTCACCTGCACGGTCTTGATGCCCACGAAGGCCGGCGCCCACGAGACAGTCGCGCCGGCCGGAGGAACTGCGACATCCTCCAGGTGCACCACGCGGTCGGGCACGTCGATATTCACCAGCAGCTGCGTCAGCCACGGCCTGTAGGCGGGGTCGGCGGTCGCCAGCGACACGCGCACGCGCAGGTAGCGGAACCGCAGCGTACCCAGGCCCAGGCGCGTCCAGCCGGACCACGCCACGCCGTCCAGGCTGGTGCTCACCTCGTATCCCGCCGAGATCACGCCAATCGGGCCCTGCCACGTCCAGCCCGAGCCGTAGGCGGTCCACGGCTCGGTGTAGAGCGACCACGGCCGGGCGCTGTCTGCCAGCAGCTCGATGCTGGGCTCCAGCGTCACCAGCGACGCCGACTCGTAGCCGACATCGATGGTCTCGCTGGTGTAGGTACCAGCGGTGGGCCGGTCGACGGTCTGCCAGGTGTTGCCGTAGGCAGCCCATGGCAGCGTCATCGTGTTCCACGGCGCCACGTAGAACGGCGCCGTCGCCGCGCCCTCGAACAACCACCGCCCGCGGTAGGCCGTCCAGGGCATGGTCATGTCGGCCCAGGTGTACGGGCCCACGATGGTCACGCCCCGCTTGTCCACGAAGCCGTCCCACGAAACCGCAGTGTCCCAAGTCGCCTCAGCATCCCAGCTGGGCGCCTGGTACAGCCTGATCTCACCGGTCTGGTCCTTGGGGCCGTTGAAGCCCCCTGCCCCATCGTCCACCTGCAGCACCACGTTGATGCCGCTGATGTCGGGCAGGTCGGCGACGGCCTCGTTCCTGCTGTAGTTGCCGCTGCTGTCGCGCGCCTTGACCATGTAGCGCGCGCCGCGCGGCGCCAGGCTCTGCAGGTCGGTGGCGGTGGTGGTGCCCACCACAATGCCAGTCTCCCAGGTCGCGCCCTGCCGGACCTCGTACAGGCCGCCCACTTGCACGTCGATGTCCGGCACCGGGCGCCAGGCGTGCGAGACGGTCTCGCCCAGCCGCGTCACCACGTAGCCGGTCACGTCAGCCGGCGGCGCCGTCTTGCCCAGCACCACGATGCTGGCCGTGGTCGGCAGCCGGCTCCGCTGGCCGAAAGGGTTGATCGACCAGACGCGCAGCTCGTAGCCGCCAGGCGTCACGTCCAGCAGTTCAATGCTCGGCGAAGTCACGACGCGCTCGGGCGCCTCGTTGCCGCCAGCGCGCAGGTAGGCCACCGCGTAGCTGGTCGCGCCCTGCTGCGCCTCCCAAGAGGCATCCAGCCGGCTGACAACGCGACCAGCCTGCAGCACCAGGGCCTCAGACAGCACAAGGCCGGTGGGCGCCGCCGGGATGACGGACAGCACGCTGATGCTGCGGGGCGTCAACGCCAGGCCCTGCTCGACCGCCGCGTACTTGCTGGGGTTGTGCGCCAGCGCGACGATCTCGAACTCGTGGCGCTCGTTCTCGACCACCGACACCACGCGGAACAGCTGCGCCTCAACGGCCGCGCTGGACAGCACCCAAAGTGAGCCGGCGGCCGGCGCCTCGGGCAGCGGCGGCGAAAAGGCCAGCGACGACACCGTGCCGGCGCCGGTCGTCACCGTCGACTCCATCACCGTGCCGTCCGCGCGCAGTGCGCTGAAGGTGTAGGTCTGGCCGCCGGCCAGCGTCACCGGCGCGTCCAGCGTGGCGGCGGTGGTCGTGGCGGCCACCAGGCGGCCACCCAGGCGCACGCCGGCGCGGGCCGGGTCTGCCACCTTGATGATCTGGCCCGGGGCCGCGATCGCGCCCTCCAGGCCGGTCTTGAAGCTGACGGTCTCGCTCTCGGTCTGCTCGGACAGCAGCAGCCAGCGGCCGACCCGGTGCGCCTGGCCGCGCGACGTGCAGCCCACGGCCAGCACCTCGGCAGTCACGACACCGAAGCGCGCGATGGCGTCGGCGTCTTCGACATACTCGACCTTCTGGCGGTACAGGTCGTCGGGGTCGTTCCAGGACACCAGCGCCACCGAGTGCCGGACCTTGGCCGAGGCGCCCGAGTATTCGAAGTTGCCCTCGATGACGTTGGCCGGCGTGAACAGGTAGGCAGCGTCGGCCGGCGCGTCCTGCGCCACCGTGATGGCGGCGCTGGCCCAGAACGGCATGCCGCGGAACACCGAGGCCAAGTCGTTGACGACCTTGTAGGCCTCCTGGCGGCTCTGCAGGTAGACGTTGCAGGTGAACCGCGGCTCCAGGCCGCCGAAGCCGTCAGGCACCAACTCGTCGCAGTAGCGGCCGATGGCGTACAGCGCCCACTTGTCGACCTGGGCCTCTGGCACGAAGGCGCCCAGCCCGTAGCGTTCGCTGGTCACGAGATCGTAGAAGGCCCAGGCCGGATTGTCCGTCCAGGCGATCTTGAACGTGCCGTCCCAGCTGCCCGAGTAGGTGCGCCGCACCGGGTCATAGTTCACCGGCACGCGCACCCGCAGCAGCTTCACGTCATAGGCGCGCGTCGGGATGCTGCTGAACTGTGAGGCGTCGCACTTCAGCGCGATGTAGGCGCTGTTCGGGTAGCGCAGCTTCGAGTAGACGATCTCGGTGGCCACGTCCCAGACGGTCTTGTTCTGCCGCCTGGCGGTGGTGCTGTCCTCACTGAGCCGAACCACGCGCACGGCCCACGGACCGGAGCCGGTGACGGGCACGACATAGGTCCGCTGGTACCGGCTGCTGGCCTTGCCCGAGATCCTGATGGTGGTGCTGCCGACATCGTAGGTGCCGACCAGCGAGAGCGTGGCAGGGCCGCCCAGGTTGATGACGCGGAACTCGTAGGGCGCCGACGACAGCACCAGCGGCAGCGTCTCGCCATAGACCCGGGCTGTGTTGACGTTGCCCGACACCAGGTTGCCGGGGCTTGCCACGATGGAGCCGGTGGCGAACGTTGACCAGGCGCCGGTGCCGCTGCGGTACTCGATGCGGTAGTCGATCTGCTCGTAGAGCTCGCCGTCGAACTCGCGCGAGAACCGCGCCTCGACCTTCAGCGTGCCGGTCGTCATCGACGCCGAGCCGGTACCGACGCCCGCAGCCGTGCTCTGCATGCCGAGCACGTCGCGGCCAGCCAGGACCGGCAGGAACGGCCCGCCGCCGGTCTGCAGGTCGATCCGCAGGCGCACCGACTCGCCGCCGACATCGCCCGTCTCTTCGTCCTGGAAGGACAGCTGCGGGATGCCGATGGTGACGCCGATGGCGTTGATATTCGGGTTCGTGAAGGCGCGGGTGATAGGCGTGTTCTCCAGCACCTCGGTGCCCACGCTCGTGCTGCTCTCGACGGCATCGAAGCCCGGCACGTAGGCCTGGCTTTGGGTGCCGCGGCGCTCGACCCAGACCGCGCCCTGGAAGTTGTAGCTGCCGTCGCGGTTCTGCAGCGGGGTGTCGTTCAAGTAGATCGACCGCGCGCCGTCGACCAGGCCCTCGATCTCGCCCTCGGACAGCAGGTCAACCACGCGCGCATAGGCCTTGCTGCGCAGGCTGTCGCTGGCCTCAGTGGGCGTGCGCCCCTGCTGCTGGCCGCCGCCCTTGCCGCCGCCACCGGCGCCACGGATGACGCGCGTCACGTGGGCACCTCCTGCGTGGTCAGGCCCGCCGAGATCACGGCCGAGCCAATGACCAGCCGGCCGTAGCCCACCGGCACCGGCACGCCCTGGGCGGTGGTGTTGACGGCCCCCGCGAAGACGTAGCTGGCGCGGCTCTTGTTCTCCTCGTCCTGGGTGCCGGCTTGCAGCTTCGGCACCGGCGTCAGCATCTGCGCGACACCGCCCAGCGTCAGCGCGATGCCGGCCTGCGTCAGCCAGGCATTGCCGGTGTAGACGCCGACCACGATCAGCACGACGCCGATGATGGTCTGCAGCAGGCCGCCTCGCTTGGCGCCCTCCAGCACCGGGATGATGCGGATCACCTCGCGGTCGCCGCTGGGCTCGTAGAAGTCCGGGGCCCCGGCCAGCGGGCGCCGGCCGACGATCACGCGGTAGCGCTGCGCCGTCTCCAGCACCACGCGGTCGAACTCCGGGAAGTTCGCCCGCAGCGCCCGCACGGCCTCGGCGGCGCTGGCGACCGCGAAGCGGTGCACGCGCCCGAACTTGGCGCCCAGCGCGCCGTACAGCCGGACCTCACGCATGGCCGGCCCCCACGTAGCGCAGCGTCGTCACAGTGTGCTTCCTCCACATGCCGCCGAAGACATCCCGCGATGATAGGCGGCCGTGCAGGTGGTGCAGGATGAAGTCGTCGCCCAGGTAGATCGCCGCGTGGTTCGGCACCGGCGACTGGATCTGCATCAGCAGCACGGCACCCGGGTGCAGCTCCTCGCAGGGCTCGAAGCCGGCTGCGCGGAAGTTCTGGCGGTAGAGATCCTGGCCGCGCAGCCACCAGTCATCGTGCCGCTCGAAGTCCAGCAGCTCGACGCCGCGCTCCTGCCGGTACCAGTCGCGAATGATGGCGTAGCAGTCCAGGACACCATGCACGAACTGCCGGCCCACCAGCGGCGCCCGGTAGCCCGAGGGCCTGATGCTGCGCCAGACCAGCGCCGGGAGGCCGACGATGTGCCACTCGAGCCCGGAGGCCTCGCAGCCCACCAGGTCGGCCTCGCTTGGGTCAGGCGTCGCGTCGGGATGCGAGTGCACCACCGCGACGATCTCGCCGGTGTCCTCGGCGCAGGCGTAGTCGCCCGGGTCGATGCTGAACTGATCGGCGCCCAGCGCGGTGTTTCGGCACGGCCAGTAGATGGAGCGGCCCTTGACCACTACAACCAGGCCGCAGGCCTCGCGCGGGGCCTCGGCCTGGGCGTGCCGCTCGGCGTCCTGCTGCCAGCTCATCGCACCAGGCCCGCAGCCGGAAAGCCGCCGAACGGCAGCTCGGCGTTCTGGCCAAAGCGCGCCTTGCAGCTGCTCAGCCGTTTGCCGCACACGTCCAGGCCGGCCGACACCACGGCGTCGTCGTTCCGGTCGAAGTAGGCCGTGCCGGTGTAGCCGCACTCCGCGCCCCGGTACCGCCACGGGCACACGTTCTGCACCACGAAGCGCCGCGGCAGTTGCACGCCGGCCACGTCGAAACTGGCGGCCAGCTCGAAGGTGATGGCGACCTTGTTCTCGCTGGCCTTGCGGTCGACAAAGTAGACGTCATCAGGCAGCGCTGCCGTGGGGTCGGCCGTGGGGTTCACGCCGCCCGGGAAGTTCACAGCATCCAGGTATTTCACCAGGGTGCGGCGGCGCGTGAACTTGGCGCCCAGCAGGTCGTCCAGCTCGCGCACCAGGGTGCCGAAGATGCCGGTGACGTTCGCCACCTTCGCCGTGGGCCTGGGCAGCTTGCCGCGGCCGCTGGTCTCAAAGCCCGTCACCTCGATGGGGAACGGGCTGTAGGTCTGGCCCTGCCACACCACCGCGGACTGCAGCGGGTTCACACCGTTATGCATGCGCGTCACGCCGCCGCCCAGGGCCGTGGCGTCCAGCTCGAACAGCTCCACCAGCTGGCCGGGGTCCAGCTTCTGCAGGTCTTGCTCGATGGGCACGGCGTCAGCTCCCGAACACCTGGCGGAAGGTCGCCGTCACGGTGTTGGTGGCGGCGTTGTCCGGCGTGTAGCTCCAGGTCGGGCAGATGAACTTGCCGACCGTGCCCCGAGGGCTGGTCCAGTCGAACGACTCGACACCGTTGCGCGCCTCCAGAAAGGCCAGGATGGCGTCGCGCTCGGCCGGCGTGCGCGTGCTGAAGCGCAGGCTCCACTCCTCGGGCGCGATGTTGATGCCGTCGCCGACCCGCTGCTGGTAGCCGTCGCCGAACTGCGCCGTGAGCACGCGCGGCTGCTTGCTCATCGGCGATGAGAAGTCGGGGGCGATGGTGAACGTGGCCATGCCGACCCCTTACGCTGCCGCCAGCAGGCCGCCGGGGCGCTGCTCTTGGATGATGGTCTGGCGCACCACGGCGCCGATGGAGCGGCCGAGCTGGGCGGCCCGCGCGCCCTCGGACTGCACGGTGGTCTCGCCGCTCTCGACGTTGACGTTCACCACCACGCTGGTGCCGCCAGCACCGGCGCCGCCAGCCACCTCGACGCCGAGGCGCCCCGATGCCGTGCGCCGCAGCGGCATGATGGCCTCGGGGCCGGCCTCGCCCATCAGGCCGTTGCGCATGGTGCCGCCGGCCGCGAAGCGGAACGGGGTCGGCCGGGTGACGACGCCGCCGCTGGCAAAGGCCTGGCGGCCAGCCTCGAAGGCGCCGCCGTCAGCGAACCCGAAGTAGCCGGCCGCCGCCTTGATGGCGTTGAACACCGCCTGGCGCGCGATCATCTTCGCCAGGTCGGCCAGCACCGAGGCGGCGAACGACCGGAAGTTGAACTTGCCGGTAGTCACGAAGTCGGCCAGGGCGTCGCTGGCGCTCTCGAAGGCGTTGCCGATGCTCTCGCGGATGATCTGGCCGGTGCCCTTGCTCTGCTTTTGCAGGTCCTCCATGCCGCGGCGGAAGCCCAGCAGCATGTCGTTGGGGTCGTCAGGGCGCCGCGCCGCAGCGTTGCCCCGGGCTTTCGCCATCTCGGCTTCCAGGGCCGTCAGTTGCGCGCGCAGGTCGGCGGCCAGCTGGTCGTTGCCGGTGGCCAGGGCCGCGATGATCTTCTGGCGGATCGACTGCGCCAGGTCGCCATACTTCAGTTCGATGTCGGCGATCTGCTTGTCGATCTCGGCGTTCTCGCGCGCCACCGGGTCGCGGATCAGGGCGATGCGGGCGGTCTCGTTGTCGGCCGCGAACTGCCGCACGGCGTTGCGCGTCTGCTCGTAGAAGCTGGTCAGCGACGTGAACTGCTTGTCGGCCTCGACGCGGCTGCGCTTGATGGTCTCGATGGCCGACTCGCTCTCGGCCGCGCCCAGCTTGGCGCGCGCCGCCGCCAGCTCGCCCGCCATCTGCGCCAGCTTCACCTCGCGGTTCTTCTGCGCGACGGCCTGCTGCACTGGGTCGCCGGTCGTGATCTCCGTGCCCTTCTCGATGGCGATGCGGCGCTGGATCAGCGCGATCTCCTCGCCGACCTTGCGACGGGTCACGGCCAGGCTCTCGTCGGCGAACTCCTGCTCGCTCAGCGCGCCGCTGGCCCGCATCTGCTCCAGGCGTCGCTGCTCGGCCTCGATGGTGGCGATGCGCGCCTGGCTGGTGGCCTGCACCTGGGCAAGCTGCAGGGCGGCGCTGGGGCCGATCAGTGCGACGCGCTGCTTCTCCAGCAGCAGCTCGCGCTCCTTCTCGCGGGCAGCCTCGGCGGCCGCGGTGGCGCGCTCCTCCTCGGCCCGCTTGGCCGTCATGAGGATGTCGACCTCGGCCTGCGCGGCGTCGATGCCCGGCTGGTACCGGCTGCGGTTGTCGCTGCGCGCGCCGGCCTGGTTCGCGCGCAGGTCTTCGAGCCGCTGCTGGGCCTTCGCCAGGCGCTCGTCTGCGGTCTCCTCGCGGCCGATGCCTGCCAGCGCATCCCACCCGCTGGACGCCGCGCCCTTCACGGCCTTCCAGGCGCGCTCCAGGTAGCCCAGGCGAACCGTGCGCTCCTGCATGCTGGCGCTGAAGGCGTTGGTGGCCGCCACGATCGCGCCCTCGACGTCGCCCTGCTCCTCCATGGCGCGGATCAGCCGCAGCACCTCGGGCGTCAGGAAGTTGTAGGCGCGGTCCTTCTCCTGGGCCCAGGCAGCCACGCCCTGCCGCATGTTGCCGAATTCCTTGACCACCTCGGCGGCCGACCGGCCGCTGACGCGCTGCAGCTCGGCCATCGCCTGGGTGGCGGCCTGCACGCTGCGGGCGCCGAACTGGCCCGACTCGATGGCAGCCTGCGCGATGTCGCGGGCAGCGCCCTGCGTCATGTCGCCGGTCTCGCGGATCCTTCCGACCAGCACCTCGAACTGGCCGGCCGTCAGGCCCGCCTGGTTGCCGCTGAGCGCCAGCGCGCGGTTGAAGGCCGTGGACTGCGCCTCGCCGGCAGCAAAGGCCGCCACCACCGAGCCGGCTGCGATCGCCAGGCCGCCCACCGCCACCGAGGTGACGCTGATGGTCGACGCGATCGCGCGCACCGCCGGCCCGATGCCGCCGAAGCTGTCTTTGATCTGGCCGCCCTGCTGCAGCAGGATCAGCAGCGGGTTCTGGCCGCCGGCCAGCTGCGTGGCGATGTCGGTGAACTGCGCCGGCAGCGTGCGCATGGCCGCGGCCGTCTGGCGTGCGCTGACGGTCGTGGCGTCCAGCGATTGCTTCACGCCGCGCTGCGTGGCCTGCAGCCCCTTGCTGGCCGCGTCGACCTCGCGGACGCTACGGTGCAGGCGGTCGACGGCGTCCTGGCCCGCGACGCCAGCAGTTATCTGGAACGAGGCACCGATGTCGATGATGGGCCTCCGTCAGGTCTTTGGCGCGTAGCGCCAGGTGAGGCCGTAGGCGGTCTTGCGTTTGCCCGCGCAGGCTTGGCAGATGTGCCCGCCCTGGGCGCGCTCATGGCCCTGAGACTGAAGCCACCGCGTAGCCGCCAGAACCATCGGGAAGACCTGTCCGGTCTCGATGCACTCGACAGGCCGAGATTGAGCCGCGCTCAGCTTGGCCCGGACCTCGGGCTTCTGCATGGCGACCTTGTGCGCGGCGAGAGCCTTGGGCGACCGCGCGTTGGCCGCGATCTTGGCTCGCACCTCGGGGCGCTGGTAGGCGGCGCGGATGGCGGCCGATCGACGGGAGAGCGTGACAGGAGAGGCCGCGATGCGCTGCGAGATCTCGCGCTGCTTGGCCCTGACCTCCGGGCGAAGGTGCGCCGCACGGATGGCCGCCTGACGCCGCTTCTCCGCCTCTTCGGTCAGCCTCGCGCCGTCTCCGCCAACAGTCATGTTGACCAAGTTCGCGCCGAGGCGGGTGAGTTTTTCGATCAGCTCGACCTCGGCGAGAAGCGCAAGCTCCTCGGGCAAGCCGCTGGCCACCACGCGAACGGTGCGACCATGCTTGGCGACGACCCGCTGCCAGTAGACGCTGCGGCGGGACTCGCGCCACGCGCGATCTCCGCGGCCCTTGCCCACGTAGAAGGTGGCCCCGTCGTCTTTGCGGGCGTGGGTGTAGACGTAGAAGTCCTGGGCCATGGCCGAGTTTATTCCTTCATCGCGTCCAGCGCCGCGATCTCCATCACCTGCAGCCCGGCGAACAGCTCGCCGTCTGGGTCTTCGATGCGAAGACGGCGCAGAGCCACGTCCACGCCCTGGTAGTCCAAGCCGACCGGGTGGCCCATGCCGCCGATGCGCCACTGTGTCTGCACGGCAAGAAACGCCAGGAGGGTCGGCCAGTTTTCGGGCAGCACCTCGAACACCTCGACCACCGCATCTGCCGCCTCCATGTCGTCCAGGGCCTCGGCAGGCAGCCCGAACGCCGCGATGTCGTCTGCCGCCTGCTTGCTGTCACCTCGGCCGCCGCGCGCCCAATGCTCGGCAGCCTGACTCAGTTTTTTCGGGCGACCCCCGAGTTGGCTGCGATGAACGCGCGCACGATGCTGGCCGCCGCCGTGGGCACGTCCAGCAGCTTCTCCAGGTTGCCGGCACTGAAGGGCACCTCGGCGCCGTCCTCGGTCACGCCGCTCCAGCCCTTGGTGACGCGGCGGGCCAGCTCCTTGTCGCCCAGCTTGCCCTGCGTGATCTCGGACTCCATCGCTTCCAGCGTGGACTGCGAGACGCGCTCGAACTCGGCGTCGAATGTTTCCTTGGTGAACTTGCCGCCGTCGCCGGCGACCATCACCTCGACGGGCCACAGGAAGGTGGCCGACTGCTTGATCTTGAACATGGGTCAGCTCACCACGATGCTGTATTCGTTGTTGCCCGACCCGCTCGGCACGAAGTTCATGCCCATCTGCAGCATGTGGATGCCGTCCAGGTCGGTGTAGTTCGGCGCCGTGAGCTGCACGCCGCTGGAGCTGATGGCAACCCGGTTGCCAGCCACCGTGCCGTGCGTGATGGCCAGCGCGCCCAGCGTCGCGTTGCGCGCGATCGTCCACCAGTCTTTCTCGGCCACCGTGGTGGCTTCGATGGTGATGCTGCCCTGCGTCTGGCGGTCGGTGAACAGCACGTTCTCGGCGCCGCCCACCAGGGTGCGGTGCACCAGCGAGCCGCCCTGGTCGATCGACAGCTCAGACATCACGGCCGCGAAGCTGTGCAGGCTGAACGGCGTGGTGTTGATGTTGTTGACCACCAGCGGCTTCTGGAACGGCGTGTAGGTCGGCGTCGGCAGCGCGGTGTCGGTGACGGCGTTGTAGAGGCCGGTCAGCGTGAACTTGATGGTCGGGATTTCCTTCGCGCGCAGCGAGAGGGTCATCGTGCCGCGGGCGCCGGTCAGGCGGTGCAGCACGCCATCGACGTTGAAGTAGATGCTGGCCGACTCGAAGCTCTGCGAGATCGGCGCGTAGGTCACGGACACGCCGGCCGAAACGGTCTCGCTGTGCGCACAGGCCCGCATCAGCGCGCCCCAGCCAGGCGCCGTACCGGCCGTGCCGCTGCCCGCCAGCTCGACCTCGAACTCGACCATGGCGCGGATGGCCGCCGGCAGCTGCTCGCTGCGGCCCAGGTACGGGCGCACCAGGTCGCGGTCGGCGAACTCGGTGTCCTGCGGGGTCAGCGTGAGGTTGCGCACCAGGATGGCGTTGGCCGCGCCGGTGGGCACGCTGTCGGTGCCGTAGGTGGTTTCGATCTTGGCGAGGATCACTCGCTTACGGGACAGCAGCGGCATCGCTCACTCCTGGCCGGGCTCGGCGGCCGGCGTGGTGGGTTGGGGGTCGGGCTGAGGCCGCTCGGCCTCCTGCGTGCGCTCGACCAGCGCCCGGCGGCCGGTCTCGGGGTCGATCACATAGCTGCCACCTTGGCCGTGGAATTCGTCGGTCATAGCCACCTCATTCTAGATTTCGGGGATGTCGCAGGGGCGCGGCAGGGGGCGACTTTCAGTCCGCCAGGCGATTGCGTGGGCGCCGGTGCCAGACCACGAAGCGCATGGCCGTGAAGCCGGCATCCTGGTCGGCGCCCTCGGTGTCGAAGTCCGTGCCGTCTTCGGTCACGTCGATGGCCAGCGCGCCCAGCGTCGGGTTGTCCATCATCGCCGCGAAGGCCGCCTCGGCGATCGGGTCGGCAACCTGGTCGGGCACCGTGCCGCGCGCGTAGACCTCGACCAGCACGGTCAGCCTGGCGTCGACGTAGCCGTTCGTGTTCTCGCTCACCTGCTCGCCGTCCGGCCGCACCACGATGGCCGGCGACTCCTCGCGGCTCATCGCGTCCTCGCGGCTGCGGTAGACGCCGGTCGTGCCAGGCACCGCGGCCAGCAGGGTGGCGATGGCCTGCAGGATCTGCTCGCGCTTGGTCATGGCTTCCTCAGTTTCAGGGTCTTGACGGCGCCGTCGAAGGTCGCGCGCACCTCGCGCACCACGTAGGTGGCGGGCCCGACTACCACCTCGGCGCCGCGGACGATGCCCGGCCAGTCGGTGGCCCTCATGGTCACCTGGTAGGCGTCGGTCAGCACCTCGCCGCCCAGCACGTCCTCGGTGGGGCTGTCCAGCAGCACCCGGGCCGGGGCACCGCGCCAGAACGCCAGCGTGGCGAAGTCGGGCACGTTGAAGAAGGCGCCCAGGTCTTCCTGGAAGCCGAAGGTCTGCGGGCCGGTACCGGCCACGCGCGTCAGCAGCAGCTCCTTCAGGGCCCCGTCATCGAGCAGCCGCACCTCGCGCACGCGGTAGCTGCCCCCGTCGATCTGCAGCACGGCGCCGCGGCCGATGCCCGGGAAGCTGGCCGCCGGCAGCGTGGCCGCGTATTCGTCCGTCAGCACGCGGCCGCCCAGCACGTCCTCGGTCGGCGCGTCCAGGATGACGCCGGCCTGCAGCGTGCCCCAGACGGCCGGCAGCGCGAACGCCGGGTCGAAGAACAGCGCCAGCGACTCGACGCCGCGCGCCGGGCCCACGCCGCCGAAGGCGACGGCCGCCAGCGCGCCCAGCACTGCACCACCGCTGCCCGAGATCGGCGCCTGGTCGGAGACGCTGGCGGTACCGGCGCCGAGAATGCGGGCCAGCAGCACCGCGGAAGTGCCGCGCACAACCACGGCGGCGGCGCCCGCCGAGCTGGCGGCGCCGAGCGTCGCCGCGCTGCTGCCAGCGACGCGCACTGCACCAGCACCGGCAGCACCGGCCTGGCCGAGCGAGCCGGCCGCCGAGCCGGACACCGAAACGACGCCCGAGGCCGTGGCGACGACGCCGCGCAGCTGGGCGTCGGCGCTGCCGATTACGGGCGCCACGCCGACAGTGGCCGATCCGGTGGCCTGCACCTGGCCCAGCGTCGCGGAGCCCGAGCCGGTGGCGGCCAGCGTGGCGGCTCCCGAGGCCTGCACCGGCTGGGCCGCGGCGGCGCCAGAGCCGGCCACGTGCACGGCGGCGCTGGCCGCCTGGGTGGCCTGGCCCAGGGCGGCGGCTGCCGACCCGGCCACGCCGGCAGCAGCGGCGCCGCTGGACTGCACGGTGCCGAGCGTGGCGGCCTGGGTGCCCACGGCTGGCACCGAACCCACCGAGGCGTTGCCGGACGCGATGACGGTGCCCAGCGTGGCGGCGCTGCTGCCGGCGGCGCTGACGGTAGCTGCGGCCGAACCGGCGATCGCGCCCAGCGTGGCCGAGCTGGCGCCCGCCGCACTGACGGAGCCCGAGCCGGCAGCCGTGGCCGGTGCCAGGGCAGCAGAACTCGAGCCCGCGGCCAGGACGCCGCCCGCTGCAGCCGCGATGAACTCGCCGAGGATCTGGGCCGCCGAGCCGCTGATGCCGCTGCCCAGCGTGTCGAAGCGCGCGCTCTCGACTACGTTGCTGTCGCTGGTGCCGTCGCTCCAGACGAAGGCGATGCGGTAGCCGGTGCTGGCCGTCAGTCCGGTGGCGAGGCTGGGCCAGTCGAACGGCGCCGTGGTGACGGTAGGCGCGGCGACATTGCCGGCCCACGTTGCCGGGTTGCCCTCGGCGTCGGTGCCGAGCTTGATCTGCGCGGCCGAAGGCGCGCCAGTGCCATCGGCATAGATGACGGCGTACAGCGTGGGCACCGCGGCCGGCGGCGCTTCGAAGAACTCGCCGGAAAGGATCGCCCCCGAAGGCCCGTCGTCCCACGCATCCGCGCCGCCTCGCGGCGCCGAGGGCGCGTCGTACAGGGGGAGCTTGTCGGCCACGGCTTACCCGTGTGCGATCTTGCCGCCGCCGCGCACCGTGCCCGTGCTGGTGGTCGAGCACAGCATGATGGGGAACAGGCAGGCATCGTTCGGCACTTCGACGAGGCCGAGCGCCGCCCAATCGTATTGCTCGATCTTGTTCGCGATGGCCGTCGCGACGACGGTTCGCGGCCTCGTCGCGGTGATCCCGAAGTTCCCGGCCGTGCCCGTCGTGGCAGAGAGCGTCACGGAGTTGACGGCCTTGATGAACTTGCCGGCGACGGCGCTCACCAGCGGGAACAGTCGTGCAGTGCGCGCCGTCGCGCCAAGGGCGACCCCAGCGAGGTTGCCCGTGGTGTCGTCGTTGTACGTGACGTTCGCGGTCGCGTTGACGTTGGTGGAGCCAGTGTCGGCGTACCACTCAAGCCACCATTGCACGTCGCTGTAGTTCGCGTCGCCCAGGCGGTCAGAGGAAAGCCCGGCCAGCGTCAGCGCGCCCTGCGCAGTCGTGACGGTGCCCGAGAGGCCGCCCATGTGCGCGAGGCGGTCGTGAATCTCGATGTTCGTCGTCGCGTTGCCGGTGGCGAGCCAGAGCCAAGCGAGGTAGCTCGTGACAGGCGCAGTCTGGTTCGCGAAGCCGAAGCACCCCGTCAGCGCCGACGTGCAGATCGCCGCGGTCGTCGGGATGGCCCCCTGCCCCGGCACACCGGTCGCACGCCAGAGGCTGAAGGTTTGCCCCGCGACGGCGTTCGCGAGCGAAGCCTTGTCGATGACGATGCGGCTGCTGTTGTTGGCCAGCGCGTCGATGAGTTGGTCGCGGGTGGTGATCGTCATGGTTTCCTCAGAACGTGATTGTGACGCGCGGCCTGGCGCTGGTGGGGCCGATGTCGATGACGGTGGGCAGGCTCAGGGTAGGGATGGTGACGCCACCCCCCGCCGCAAACGGCACAGGGATGCTGCGCTCGCGGAAGAGTTGCCAGGGGTTAAGCGACAGCGCCCGGTTGTCTTCGCGCGAAAACTGCGCGGCGAACGTCGCCAGCAGCGGTATTGCCTGCGCGCGGTCTGAGTTGTTCGCGCCCGTAAACAGCGCAGCACTTGAGCCCGTACGGCTTGGCGCAGAGGTGTTGCTGGCGATCAGCACCCCGTCGTGCCATATCTCCATGCCCCGCAGGCCAGCGGACAGCACCCACACGCCCCGCTCTCGCGGCGCAGCACCGTTGATGGAGCTGCTGCCGGAGTTGCCGCCCCATCTGAAATAGGCGTTCCCGTCGCCGGCGAACCGCATGAAGCAATTGAATTCAGCGGTGCCTAACGTCCCCGGAGTGCCGATTGCGAGCGTCGAAGCGTTGCGCCCGCCCGTGTATTCCTCTTCGTTGACGTAGATCAGCGTGAAAAGCTGACCTGTCGGGATGACAAACGACGAATCGGGGAAGACCGATAGGCCGCTCGGATAGACCGTGTTCGGAACTGTGAGGACGCGGCCCGCTTGGCCCACCGCCTGGCCGGGGTATGTCCACACGCGCCCGTTCGTCGGGTCCACGTTGCTGCCAAGCAGCACCGAAAGGTTGCCCGGAAAGCGCGCGCCATCAACCTCAACCGGGTCCTGCGGCTGCTCGTACCACGGGACGGGAACCCGGATCAGCGACATCGCCTAGCTCGCGCGCTGCTCGTTGTAGATCGCGCTGATGGTGATGTTGCGCGTGGCGCTCTGCGGTGCGCGGCTGACCAGCTTGAACGCCTGGGCGCCGTTGATCGGCAGGCGGAACGTGCGCGCGGCCGGATCTTCGCCGGGGTCGTTGGCCGCCACCGTGTCAAGCCGGCCCAGCGCCATCGCGTGCTCGGGCGTGTCGAAGTTGGTGCCGTCCACGCTCCACGAGATCCACAGGTCCACCACGTCACCGCTGGCCGGTGTGCCGGCGTTGTCCACCAGCACGCGCAGGGTGGCCGCGATGGCCGTGGCGTGGATGGGCTCGCTGTCGCTCTCGTACCGCGTGGTGTTGCTGTTCATGGTGAGCGAGGAGGCCGCGCTCCACGTCACCGCCACGTCGTGGTCGTTGGTCAGAGCCATGTCACGCCCCCGGCGCGGGGTTCGCCGCGGTCTGCAGGCTGCGCGCCACCGCCAGGATCACAAGCATGGCGATGGGCATGGTGACGACGCCCGAGGTGATGGCGCCAGCGATGGCGGCCCGCGTGCCAGCGTCCAGCGCGAGGCCGCTGTCGGGGTCCACAAGCGGGATCGGCGTTTGCGAGGTCGCATCCACCGGCGCGTTGATGACTGGCACCTCGGGCGCGGTCTGCAGCACCTCGATGGCACCGCCTTCCAGCTTGACCGCCCACACCTGGCGCAGCGTCACGTCAGGGCTGGAGCCGCTGCCCGGGGCCGGGTAGCCGATCTCGATGCGAGGCACGCGCAGGTAGGGCACGCCCACGGCGCGGGTATCGTAGTTCGTTGACAGGCTCATCAGTTCACCTCGTTTCGTCGTTCAGGTCGCCCCACTCGGAGCGCCCGCGGAACAGCAGCGGCGGCACGGGCTTGGCCCGCGGCGCCGTGGGCTTGTAGGACACCAGCCGCACGCTGCCGTCTCGGCGCCGCTCGCCGTAGAGAACGTGCGGGAACGGCCCCCAGCGCGAGCGCCGGATGACCAGGTAGCCCTCGCGGCCCTTGCGACCGCGGCGCCGGTGCAGTGCGATGGCCCATATGAGGCAGTTGCTCCGCACGGGTCATCACTGCACGCGCGGCCAGCGCCAGGCGACAGCTGCCTCCAGCTGGCGAACGTCCCAGGAGTCGTGATCGGGCAGCCCGATGATCTCGGCCGTGGCCTGGGTGCAGATGGGCCCGCCCCAGCTCGGGCGGAACATGGGCAGAAGGAAGCGCACCAGGCGCCACCAGCCGTAGCCCTCGCGGTCGCGCCGGCGCAGGTAGTCGTGCGCGCGCTCGGCCGGCACATCGGTCTGGTACAGCCGCCACTTCGAAGCCGGCAGCGGCATGGTCTTGGGCCGCACGCCGCCGTCCATCTGCGCCGAGCTCACACACCAGAACAGGCCGTCGCCCTGCGGCACGGCCACCTCGGTGTGCGAGCCGCTGCCGCCACGCGCCAGCCGCACCAGGCGGCCGAACAGGCGCGGGTCGTCGTAGCGGACAGCGACCAGCAGCGAGGCCATGGCGTCAGGCGTTCGGCGCCGTCAGCGACTTGGCCGTGATGGTCACGGTCTGGCCGCTGTTGATGGTGGCGTTGTCCAGGGTCAGGTCCTGGGTGAACGTGATAGCGGCAGCGTTCGCCACGCCTGCCGTGCTGGTGGCCGACAGCGTGACGGTGGTGCCGCCCACGGCCACCACGGTGGCACCAGCGGGGACGCCGGTGCCGGCCACGTTCATGCCCACCACCACGCCGGTCGTGGCTGCGAAGTTCAGCACGTTGCCGTTCGCCGCCGTGAGGGCGTTCGTGGTCAGCGCCACCTGCTGGCCGCACGTGCCCTGCTCGTGGCAGGTCGTGCCGGCGTTGTCGACGATGCGGTAGTAGGCGGCCAGCCCGCTGGCAGCTGCAGCCGCCTGCCAGGTGCCCGACAGCGACTTGACGCCGGCAGAGGCCGCAGCGGCCCAGTCGGCCGGCAGCGTCATTTCCAGGATCTGCGTGCCGGTCTGCGCGGCCGCGGGGTTCGCAGGCATCGAGCCGGTCAGCAGGCGCAGCTTCGGCTGCGCGGCCGTGCCGGTGACGCTGCCGCCCGAGCCGGTGCCGGCGCTGACGGCCTGGCCGTTCACGCCGACCTCGTAGGCCTCCAGCATGGAGTTGCGCACGCCGGTGGAGAGTTGAATGGTCATCGGTGCCTCGAAATAAGAAGGGCCAGCCGGATGCCGGCCGGCCCTGGATGGCGAAGTGCTCGGGGGCGTCAGCCGAGGGCGGCCAGCGCCTCCTGGGCCTTGGCGAGATCGGCTTCGGCCGCCGCGCGCTTCTTGTCGGTGTCGGCCGCGTCGACGGCCGCCTGGGCGGCCACGACAGCCTTCTCGGCGGCGTCGCGTTCGGCCTTGGCCTTGGCCGCAGCCTTGGCCTTGCCGGCGTCCACCAGCACGCCAGAGGCCACAGCCTGGGCCACGGCCTCGGCGTCGGCTTCCAGCGTCTTGCCCGCGGCGTAGGTCTCGCCGTTGAACTCGATCGGGCCCAGTTCGGTGACGGTGAACTTCGGCATGATCAGGCCACCGCGTCGCGCCAGAGGAAGCCCACGTCGCTGGCGACGATGAGCTCGCGGACCGACTCGCCGGCGCGCACGCGCTGGGCGCCGCGCAGGCCGACCTTCGGCTCGGGCATGCTGCCAGCCACGCGCGAACCCCACTCGGCGGTGAAGCCGAAGGTGATGGCGTTGCCGCGGATGCTGGCCGCCGAGTTCAGGTGCAGCGCCGCGACGTGCTTGCCCCAGACGCGGGAGAGCGTGGCGGCCTGGCCCGGCTTGGCGGTGTTCACCCAGGCCTCGCCGATCAGGATGCGATCGACTTCCAGCAGCTGGGCCACCGCCTCGACCGTGGCCGGGCGGCCGGTGGCGCTGACGATCGCGGAGTTGCCGTTCGCGGCGGGCGCCAGAGCGGCCGTGATGCGGGGGTGCACGCGGAGGCGGCTCCACACGGCGCGGCTCATCACCAGCGTGTTCGGGCGCATCAGCATGCCGTCGAAGGCAGTCATCACCGCGGTGTACGGGTCGCTGTTGGCGAAGTCGCTCCACTGCGAGGTGCCCGACAGCGTGGTGCGGTTGGCGACCGGGTAGCTGGCCAGGGCCGTCACCGCAGCCGCCACGCGGATCTCGCGATCCAGCGCGACCAGCTCGGCGATGCCCTCGGTGGCGCGGCCCAGCGGGTCATAGCCCGGAGGTGCCGAGGTGATGTCCTCGTTCGGCACCAGGTCGTCCAGACCGTAGTCCAGAACGAAGCTGGCGCTTTCGGTGCCCGAGAACTGCACCTCGTTGGGCTCGCCCTTGCGGCCGACCTGCGTCACCGGAACGGTGAACATTTCGTCGCGTGCGAACTGCTGCCACTTGAACTCGCGGCTGGGCACCGGCGTGCGCGGCAGCACCTCGTCGGCGATGTAGCGCTCGTTCCGGTAGGCCAGGGCGATGCTGGTCAGCGTCTGCTGAATCGGGAAGGGGAAATTCATGCTCATGATGAGTCCTCAGAAGTCTCGATCAGCCCTGGATGCGGCCAGGCGACAGCAGCACTGCGCCCAGGTCGCCCACGACGCCCGCCACCATCGCGATGCCGATGATCGCGGCGTTCACACCAGCGCCGGGCGCGGCAGCCACAGCTCGGCCGGTCGCGTCGCTCGTCAGGTAGGCGCCCGCCGCCACGGTGCCGCCGTACTCGACGGTCGCCACGCCGGACAGCACCACGTCGACGACATCGCCGGTCGCCGGGGCCGCCACGTCATCGCTGACGCCGATCAGCAGGTCGGTCGAAGCCGCACCCACCACCACGGTGCGCTCGTCGGCACCGAACTTGACGATCCGGCTGCGCGCGACAGCTGCGCCGGTGTTGAAGGTCTTCACGAGACCCTGGTTTCGCATGGTCATGGTGACCTCCTTTCGATCAGGCGGTCTCGCCGGCCAGCACTTGCGCGACAGCCTGCGAGGTGGTGAGGGTGCGGCCCTGGGCCTTGGCCTGGGCGACCAGCGTGCGGGCCTTGTCGGCCACTTCGGCAGCCTTGGCGGCGTCGAACGGCTTGTCGGCGGCGGCCTTCGGCTCGGCCTCCGGGGCCTCGGCCTGGGGCACGACCGGGGGCGCGTCGGCTGCGCGGGCGCTGGCCTGCGCGGTGCGGGTCTGGCGCTCGGCGGCCAGCACGGCCAGGGCCGCCTCGGCGCCGCTGGTCTTGCCGTCCGCGGCCAGCGCGTCGATCAGCTTTTCGTGGCCGGGCAGCGCCGCGGCGCGCACGTCGACCACGCGCTGCAGCTCGGCGCTGGCGCCTTCGCCGCGCAGCACGGCCGCCGCTTCGGGGTTCTCGGCCGCGAACTTCGCGGCAGCTTCTTGCGGGGTCATGTGAACCTCACTCGGGGTGGTTGCGGTTGCGACGGGCGGCACCGGCTCGTCTGCGGTGGCAGCTGGCACCGCACCGGGCGCCTCGCTGTGAATGGCGGGCTCGGCGCCCAGGTCAGCGCCAGCGATCATCGCGCGGCGGCGCTGAGCGAACTTGTCAGGGTCGGTCGCCAGGCGGTCGGCCAGGTCGTCGACCGTGGCGAAGCCGTCGATCAGGCCGGCGGCCTTGGCCTGCTTGCCGACGAACACGCGGCCATCGGCCATGTGCTCCAGCACCTGGTCGACGCTGACGCGGCGGTTCTCAGCCACGGTCTCGACGAAGGCCTCGTAGATGGCGTCGACCTGCTGCTGCAGGTACGCGGCGCCCTCTTTCGACAGCGGCTTCGCGTCGGTGGCGATGCGCTTGTAGCGGCCGGCCACGATCTCGGTGGTGTCCTTGGCGCGCGGGTCGTAGGTGTGGCGCATCACGACACCGATGCTGCCCACCAAGTCCGTGGCGCCGCTGGCGAAGACGGCGTTGGCCGCGCTGCCGATCCAGTAGCCAGCAGAGGCCATCATGCCGGTCGACACCGCCACGACAGGCTTCTCGGCCGCCAGGGCCCGGATCTCGCCGGCCAGCTCGGGCAGGCCGAAGACGCTGCCGCCTGGCGTATCCAGGGCGATGATGGCCGAACGCACGCGGGTGTCGGCCCGCATGCTCTGCACCTGCTGGGTCAGCATCTGCGCCGAGGCGCCGCCGCTGATGCGCGTGAACAGGTTGGCCTTCGCCGCGATGACGCCCTCGATGGGCAGCACCGCGACGCCGCCGTCGCGCATCGCGTATTCCTGCTGCTCGTTCGCCAGAGGCCGGCCCAGGCGGGCCTCGATGGCGTCGATGTCGATCTTCTCGCCGCGGAAGTGCGCAGCGTAGATCGCCTGAATCTCGTCCAGGCGGTCGGGCATGATGGCCCAGGCACTGCGGAGTAGGTCGATCAACGTCATGACGGCGGGATTCTAGGCGGCGGCCTTGTCGCAGGGGCGGTGCTGGCCGCGACTTTCAGGGAGCCGGCCGCGGAGCCGGCGGGGGTGCGCCTGGGCGACCAGCAGCGGGGGCTGCCGCGGCGGCTGGGTCCTGCTCCAGGCCGTCCGCGATGCGTCGCTCCTTCACCACCTTCTGCATGGCGTGGCTGGTCTCCCAGTCGCCGCCGTCATAGGCGATCTTCTCCTCGGGCAGCGACGACAGGCCGATTGCCATGCGCTTCTCGGCCGCGTTCGCCTCCTTCTCGGGGTCGATCGCGCCGGGGCCGTCGCCGCTCCACTTCGAACCGCACCAGGCCTTGCGGATGGCCGGGTCAGCGAAGAAGCCCGGGGCCTCGACGCGGCCCAGCGTGACGGCCTCGGCGAACCACTCCTCATAGACCGGCTGGCAGAAGTTGTCGGCCAGCCAGGTGCGGCGGATCTTGAACGTGCGCCAGGCGTCCAGCAGGGCGGCGCGCGCGGCCGAGTAGCTGCTGCTGAAGTGCTTTGCCAGCACCTCGTAAGGCACGTTCAAGCCGATGCCGATCTGCTTCAGGCAGGCCGTGAAGAACGGGTCGAACTCGGGGTTCGGGCGTCCCGGCGTGGGCGACTGGATCTCCTCGCCGGGCAGCAGCTGCACGGCCTTGCCGCTGTTGACGTGGCCGTCCCACTCCTGCGCCTGGCTGATCAGCTTCTGCTGGGCCTCGTCCTTGAACAGGTCTTGGAAGGCCTCGGTCTCCATGCGCACGAACAGCGCCATGGTCGCGCTGTTGACGGCCGCGTCCACCTCGGCGTTGGCGAAGCGGTCCATCTGCTTCAGCAGAGCGATGATCGGCGCCAGTGCGGGGATGCCGCGCGTCTGGCCTGGCCGCGTCTTGCGCATCAGGTGGATGACGTTCAGCCGGCCGCTGCTCGCCCCGCGGATGGTCACGCGCGTCCACTTCGGGGTCACCTGGCCGACCCAGCGGCCCGGGTGCCGGTTGCAGATGTGCACGGCCACCGGCTCGCCGGCCGCGTTCTTCTCGATGCCCTGCACCATCGACTCGGTGTCGCCCTTGTCGTCGGTGTTGCGCACGCGGTCGGCTTCGATGATCTGCAGCGCCAGGCGGTACGGCCAGCCGGGGCGCGTGACGCCGGCCAGGACGGGGAACGTGTCGCCGGACTCCAGGAACGACCGGAACGTCAGGTCCTGCAGCTCGTAGAAGTTCTGCTGCGCGGTGGCGTCGCAGAACTTCGACTCGCACCACAGCTTGAACTCGCGCTCGATGATCTTCTGCCGCTCGCTGGCCTGCTCGGCCGACATGCCCAGGGCCTCGTGATCGATGCGCGACTGCAGCGTCAGGCCGGTGCCGACCACGTGCGACACCTGGGTCTCGATGGCGCCGGCTGCGATGGGCGAGTTACGCACCAGGTCGCGGCTGCGGCCCCGCAGCTCGGGCAGCGACAGCACGGTGTCGGCGTCGGCGTCGCCCTGGCCTGGCATCCAGCCCGAGAAGCGCTCGGCGTAGCCGGCGCCCACGTAGCCGCCCGACAGGGCCATCATGCCGCGAGCTTGGTGACGCTTCAGCGCCCAGCCAGGGGCCACGGACGCGATGGCGCGTTCCAGCAGGTTCGGCTTCGGGGGCGTCGGCTTGGGCATCAGAAGTTCGGCGTCGGGGTGATGCTGCGGCCTCGGCCGCTACCGCGTGCCGACAGCTCTTGCACGCGCTGGTTCCAGAGAGTGATGCCCTGCTGGATGCTGCGCAGGTCGGCGCGGCGCAGGCGACGGCCGCCGATCTCGTACTCTTGGCCGCCCAGGACGGCAGTCTC